CCCTCGGCGGCCTCGTCCGCAACGTGGACATCTTCGGCGCGAACGGACAGTCCCTCGACGTCCGTGCCGGCTACCTGGCCCAGGACGGGGCCCTGCAGCGGGTCATGACGATCTGGCTGCCCTGCATCGTCAACGACCTTTGGGAAGAGGTGGCCTAGTGGCCAAGCAGAGTGGGCTCGGCGACGCCCTTTTCATCGCAGGCAACGACCTCAGCGGCGACTTCACTGCGATCGGCAACGTCGGCGGCGGCCCCGCCCCCCTGACGACGACCGGCCTCGACAAGAGCGCGTTCGAGCGGATCGGCGGCATCCGCGACGGACGCCTCGAAGCGACGTCCTGGTACAACCCGACGCTGTCCCACCCGGTGCTGTCCGCGCTGCCGACCGCGGACGTCCACGAGATGTACTGCCGTGGCACCGCCCTCGGCAGTCCGGCCGCGTGCCTGGTCGCGAAGCAGTCCAACTACGACGGCACCCGCGGCGACGACGGCTCCTTCACCTTCAGCACGTCGTCACTGGCCAACGGGTACGGCGTCGAGTGGGGTTACCTCCTCACCGCCGGGAAGCGCGTCGACACCACCGCGACGAACGGCACCGGTGTGGACTTCGGCCTCGGCTCACCGCCCCTGTTCAACGGGGCGGGTCTGTTCGGTGCGCAGTTCTATCTCCAGGTCTTCGCGTTCACCGGCACGTCGGTGACCGTCAAGATCCAGGAGTCCGGGGACAACGGCGTCGGCGACACCTGGGCAGACGTCACCGGCGGCTCCTTCACCGCAGCGACCGGGGTGACGACGCAGCGCCTGGAGACGGCACGCGGTCAGACCGTAGAGCGGTACCTCCGCGCTGTGACCAGCGGCACCTTCACCAGCGCGACCTTCGCTGTGACGGCCGTCCGCAACGACACCTCGACCGTCTTCTAAGGAGCTGGCATGCAGCAGGTCAACCGCTTCCAGCCGGCTATGGAAGTCGGCGCGTATCAGACCTTCCAGATCTCCGCGCCGCGGGACGTCACGGTCGTCGCCGCGTGCGAGCAGGTCGGATGCCCGCAGTGGCAGGACGGCTGGGACTCGGTCATCAACGAGGCCACGCAGCTCGGCCAGGAGCAGGCCGCGTACATCCGGCAGAAGTCCGGGCGCACGTTCCGCGAGATGCGGACGGAGGCCGGGCTGACGGTGTTCCGGTTCGAGGCGCACCAGCGGTGCTTCGCCGAGCACCGGACGCGCCCGGAGATCTACCTCGTCCGGGACGGGGACTGGCGGGGCAACCCGACCGGCCGTCGGCGCAACCACTCCCGCGCCGCGGACTGGGTGGAGGACTTCGGTGAGCACCAGCAGCGCATCGCCGACGAGATTGAGAAGGGGTGACGGCATGGCTGGCAGCGAAGGCATGCAACTGGTGGTCGATGGCGTCGACCTCACGGACGAGTGCCAAGGCTTCGAGTGGTCAGTGCCTCGGACGGTTCATGAGGTCCCGGACGAGGAGCGCTGGGCGTCTCGCGTCCTTGGCCCGGCAAGCTTCACCATCCTGATCGCCAACCCGAGCGACCGCGTGTACCGGCTGGTCGACGGCGGCAAGACCGTGCACGAGGTCAAGCTTCTCGCCACCGGGGTCAACAACTCGATCACCCACCCCACGCACTTCCACAAGGGCTGGGTCGGCGCCGACGGCGTCCGCAAGATGTTCGGCTCGCTCGCACCCGACCGGGAACGCGAAGCCAAGTGGGTCCAGGAGCTGCCCTCCATGGTCAGCGCCACAGAAACCGAAGGGGAGTAGGCCATGGCGAAGACCAGCGGCATCGGATGGACGACGTGCTCGGTGGATGACTCGTCCGGCACCGTCCGGGCGATCATCAACGACGTCACCAACCTCCAGTTCGCGACCCCGCGCGCGGACTGGAACATCACCGGCATCGACAAGTCCGCGATCGAGCGCACACTGCTCCTCGCCGACTTCAGCATCACGCTGAACATCGTCTTCAACCCGGCATCGAACGCGTCGCACGACGTGTTCAAGACCGTCCCGTCCACGACGGTGGCCCGGACGACCACGCTCACCGTCGCAGCGAAGACCCTCGCGGGCGAACTCCTGTACACGGACTACCCGCTGTCCCGGTCGGACTCCGGCGAGCTCACCGCGGCCGTGCCCGGCGTCCTCGCCGACGGAACTGTCCCGACCTGGGCCTGAAAGGACAACCCATGGGCTACCGCAAGACCACACGACACCTCACCGTCTCGCTCAAGGGCCACGCCGTGTACGGCGTGGACGACGAGGCGCCCGTGGCTGTCGCCCGCGGCAAGAACCTCGACGAGTACCTCCGCCTCATGGGCTACACCGAGGCGGAGGAAGGCGACGAGCGCACCAACATCGTCCGGCAGCTGGAAGAGTTCTCCGCCTCCCTCGTCTCCTGGAACCTGGAGGAAGAGGACGGAACCCCCATCCCGTGCACGCCTCGGGCCCTCTTCGCCATCGACAACGACCTCGCCCTGGCGCTGGCCACCGAGTGGCTGGAGCGCCTCGGCGGGAAGGTGAACGGCCCTTTGCCTCAGAGCTCGCCCGCTGGCGAGCAGTCCCCGGTGGTGTCGATTCCGATGGAACCCCTCTCGGACCTCCCGCTGCCTACCAGCGTGCCCGCCTGATCCTCAAGCTTTGCGACCGCTTCCACTGCCTCCCCAGCGCCCTGCTGGAGGAGGACGTGGAGCTACTCCGTCTGATCGAAATCGAACGCATGGGTACCCCGGAGGAGGTGGACGGCGGTGGGCAATGACATCGAGATCCGGGTCAAGGTCTCGAACGACACAGGGACCGGGCTCACCTCCGTCAACCGAGACGTCCGAGACCTCAAGCAGAACGCGACCCTCGCAGCACACAGCATCAGCACACTGGAGAGGCAGACCACCGCCGCCGGCCAATCCCTTCAGCGGCTGGAGAACAAGGCGCAGGGCACCGCCCGCGCCCTGCGCGCTCTCGGCACCGCCGGTAACGTCCGCGTCACCGCCACCCTCGACGACCGCACCAGCCGCGGCATCACGTCCATCAAGGCATCACTGCGGGGGCTGAAGGCACAGAGTCCCGTCCGTCTCACGGCCACGTTGGACGACCGGACCAACGCCGGTGTGAGGTCTCTCAAGGCGTCACTGCGGGAATTGAAGCGGCTGAGCCCTGTCCGCCTGACCGCGACGTTCGACGGGCAGGCCGGGCAGATCACAGCGGCCGCCCGCGCGATGCGGGACCTGCGCAGTAACTCCGGGCAGGCCGGTACGGCGTTGGACGGGCTCGCGACTCGTGCCGCAGCTTCTGCGGTGGCGTTGAACGAGTTGGAGCGGCAGGCGGAGGGCGCGTCTCGGGCGCTGCGCACGCTGCGGGGCCGGGCCGCTGCGGCGGCAGCCGCGATGGGCGAGCTGCGCACGAGCACGGTGGGGGCCGGCACCGGGCTGCGGACGTTCAATGTCCGCGCGGACACGGCGAACACCCGCCTCGGTGACCTCGGCGACCGCACCCGCACCCTGCGCTCCGACACTGATGATCTCGACGGCAGCATGCGCCGCCTCACCGGGACGATGGGCGGGCTGCGGGGCAGGCTCGGCACCGTCCGCACCGCGGCCGGCCCGGGAAGCGGTGGCGCAGGCGGGGCGATGGAGCAGATGAAGGGCGCGGCGCTCCTGCTCGCGCCGGCGCTGCTTCCGGTGGCTGCGTCGCTGGTTCCGATTGCCGCGGGCGCGGGTGCTGCGGGTATCGCGATGGGTGTGGTCGGCGCGGCGATGATGGGGCAGATCGTCGCGGCGAAGGGTGCGACGGACGCGGAGAAGAAGTACCAGGACGCGATCAAGCAGCATGGTCCAGCGTCGAAGCAGGCCACCGACGCCGAGGCTGAATACCTGGCGAAGGTTGCGGAGATGGACCCGGCCACGCGGAAGACTGCTGCTGCGATCGGGGTGCTGAAGGACCAGTACGGCCAGTGGTCGAAGTCTTTGGCGAAGGACACGATGCCGGTCGCCACGAAGGGGCTGGCGGTGTTCGGCGCGTTGATGCCGAAGCTGACGCCGCTGGTGCGGGGCGCGTCGGGTGAGATGGATCGCTTCATGACGATCCTCGCCGGGGGCATCAACTCCAGTGGTTTCGACAAGTTCATGGATTCGTTCACGAAGTTCTCCACGGGCGCGCTGTCGAAGGCGAATGACGGCCTGGTGCATTTCATGCGGACGATGTCCGGTGGCGTCGAATCCAAGCAGCTGACCGAGTTCATGGCGTATGCGCGTCGGGTGGGCCCGGCTGTCGGGGAGACGCTGGCGAACCTCGCCAAGGCGCTGGTGCATTTGGTGGCGGCTGCTTCGGAGACCGGGGTGAGCATGCTGTCCCTGGTCAACGCGTTCGCGAAGCTGGTCAATGCGATTCCTACGGGTCTTCTGTCGACCCTGCTTCAGGCTTATGCGGGATTCAAGCTGCTGAAGCTGGGAATTGCGGGCGTGTCCGCTGCCGCATCGGCCGGCGTGATTACCCGGCTGTCGGCGTTCTCTCGTGCGGCACGGTTCGGTGGTGTCGGCTCGGCGATCTCGGGTGTCGTGCAGCGGATGAGCACGCTGCAAAAGGTGGGTGGCGCGCTTGGCGTGCTGGGTGTTGTCGCGGTTGGTA